GCCGTTGCTGACGCTTGTTCCGAAAAGCTTGGTGATCGGCATTCGCATGTCCGCTGCGACCTGCATTCGGATTCCGGCCATCGCTTCGGCAAGCCCAGCAAAGGACAGTTGCTTGTGGTCGAAGTCATCCTCGCTATCCATGACGATGGCGTTCTGATAGTTCTTCTGCCAGTTGGCGAGCTGAACGCGCTGCTGAATTTTCTGTTGCCCATTGGGAGAGAGGAGCGTGTTGACGAGGTTTTTTATCTTGTAAACGTCGAGCTTAAATTCATCGAGCACTTCAAATCCGAGGTCAGTTGATTTGAGGTACTGATTGATCGAGCGAACAAGGATTTCGACGACGGACAGCCCCCACCCCCGCAGCCGCGGACGAATAAAGCTCGGGGCAGCCATGCCTTTGAGTCTCATCACGCGGGACTTGTGAACGTCCGTCGCGTAGTAGTTGTAGAATTCAAAGTCCTCCGTTTGAATCTCTGGGTCGTAGCCTTCGGTGTTTTGCTTGTCCCAAAAGAGTTCCCACATATCGACCGCGCGGAATTCCAACGGCGTGTTGGGTCCGATTGCCGAGAGATCGAGCGGTTCTTCTGGATCCTGATCGGTCATGATGAGTAGACCGGCCCCACCATAGAGGCGGTTCCATTTGGCGGCCGTCCCTGCGGTATTGAGGTCGTCATCGCGATCAATGCTCACTTGCAGTTCGTGGATTTGAGATTCGTCAAGCTGCTTGGATTTGAATTTCACGCCTCCACGGAGACCGTCGTCCACGGGTACATCAACGATCGTTTGAACCAGGCCAATCTCGACGTAAAGCTCGGTAAGGAGCTGTCGGAAATTTGAGACCAGATACCAGCGCAGATTTTTGAATAGAGTCGTTGATTCGGAAACCTGCTCCGACCAGGGGTTTCCCTGCCCTGGAAGCCCGAACGTGTTGAAGCCCGCGATTCCCCCGAAGCCGAGTGCATCGTTCAAACCGTTTTGAACTGGCTGGGAATTCTGCGGTTGAAGCGCGTTCACACCGTTTGTTCCCTGATCGTTTTGGATGGAGTGCCGTTGCTGCTGTCTCCTATTTTTTCGACTCATCGTTTGCCCCTTTCGTCATAAAACGTCCGCGATGGACAGGCCGCCGCTCATCTCGTTGAAAGCTCCCGAGAGCACGTCCACGATGTCGTCGTGAGAACCGTCCGGGAAATTCTCAAGCTCAGAAAAAAACTCTTCGTTCCACGCAGCCCTGAGAACGCGGACATTTCCCGCTTCGCATTGAGCGGACACAGGTTTCGCGCGCGTGATTTTGTCTTGAGTGGGTTTTCGTGTTCGGACTTCGTAGCCCGAGAGCATCCGAGTGAAATTTTCAGCATCAGCCACGCCCGCCGATCCTGGGTCTTGTTCGCCCACTATGGGAACTGCGTAGCTGTCATGGGAGGCCGTAGTCTTAACGAGGGTTTCAACTTTTCCAGGCGTGTCCTGAATGGACTTCAGATCAACCACGACAAAAGTGTTATCGGGATACTTGTAGAGCTTGAGCCCGCGCGTCCAATCAGGATCGCGGTTCGACTCGCTCGGCTTGGTTGCAGCGCGGTCCCAATAACGAACGGACTGAATCCAGCCCGCCGGAACTGCGTCAATGACCGGAAACCATTCTCGCTGAAAAATCATTCCAGCGGCTTCGCGCACGTTCCAGTTACCGCCAAGGAGTCGCAAGCGTTCCACGCGTGAGAGCGCGAGAAGGTTTGCGAGATAGGCGGGATCTTTTTCGAGGAGAATTTTATTGTCGTGAACTTTGGACGGAATGAACGTCACGGACTTCGGCAGCACTTCGGGGCCGCGACCGTACTTCTCGTAAATCTCGTTCGGCGTATCAGCCCAAATGAAAGTGTCGTCACGCCTGATGAACCAACGGATGGAGCCCGAGCGTGCGGGGATGGGATAACCATCGGGTCCAATCCACCAGTCGATGAAATCTCTGACCCAGGAATCAGGATCAGGGTTCGTCGTCGCACGGATGTAACCCGGCACGCCCGATGTCGAGCGATTACGCGAAAGCATGTAAAAAAACTGATGCTCACTGAAATGTGTCAGCTCATCGAAACCGATGAATGGGATCTGCGCTCCCTGCCAGTCGAGCACAGTGGAATCGTATTCGAGGTGCGCAAACTTCAGACGCGCGCCCGAGGGAAAGAGCCATTCAAGATTCGCTTCGCGCGGCTTGGCTCGGAAGAGCGGATAAATCATCATCGACTCATCCCAGAGCCCCCCTTCGTTACGAACTTGAGTGGAGTTTCTGCGGAAGATGACGCAGCCGAATTTTTTGTTATCATGGTGACTTAAGGGCTCAAGGAGGAGCCCGTAACTTTTTCCGCCGCCTGCCGCGCCACCGTAGATCGCGATGTCCGCCGTGGTTCTCAGGAACTCAGTCTGCGGACCCGCTTGAGGTTCAAGCTTAGGAGCTCCCATGTTCGGGCTCCTTTTTCTTTGCTGTAGAAGTTTCGACTTCGCGGGGGGCTTCGCGTCCGTTCCGCGGCATGGTCAGGATGACGAGCGGTTCGCCCTCTCCTGCGGTGTGCTCGATTCGCTCTTTCACTTTTCCGATCAGACGTTCGAGCAGGAAACTCATGGGGCGCTCGTCGCCCTTAGCGGTTGCCCTAAGAATGATGGTGATGACCCACGCGTCCAAAGCGGGAGTCTTGGGGTCTTTCACGGCTTCCTTGAGCGCGTCGCGGTCCCAAAAAAGGAACTTGTTTACCGCGCGCTCAAACTCAATCGGCGTGAGTTTTCGTGCCGCCCTGATGTCCTCTGGGAGCGGAGTCGGCCCCTTGGGATTACCTGATTGCCCCGGTGAAAAATTGCGGCCTCCGGTCTTCTTTCCCTTAGCCACGAAGCGCCTCCCAAACGAAGGCGAGCATTGCCAAGACGACGAAAAACCAACACTCCTGCGAGGACAAAGCGGTCCATCCCGGCTGCTGCTCTAACGGCGGTGGGGTCTCGGGGGTGTCGAAATTCGGTTGTTTATCGCTGCTGGATCGCTGCCACCACACGTCACCCTCGCATGAGCGAAAGCACTTCCGCGCGTGCGGCAGCGTCCTCCCGAAAGACTCCACGCATGGCCGACGTAGCCATGACAGTTCCTTGTTTTCCAACCCCGCGACAACTCATGCACTGGTGATGAGCCTCAATCACAACAGCCGTGCCTCGGGGTTTGAGATGGGCTTCGATCGCGTCTGCGATTTGGGCCGTCATCTTTTCTTGAATTTGGAGACGCTTAGCGAAGCAATCCGTCAAGCGTGCAAGTTTCGACAGGCCCACGACTTTGCCCGCTGGCAAATATCCGATATGGGCAATCCCGATGAAGGGCAGCATGTGGTGCTCGCACATCGAGGAGAATGGGATTCCTTTGAGGATCACCATCTCGTCGCACGCGCCATCCTCGAACACGGTTGAAAGAATCTCGGCAGGTTTTTCGTGATAGCCCGCGTAGAGTTCGCCCCAGGATTTCACCACGCGCTTAGGCGTGTCCTTCAACCCTTCGCGGTCAGGGTTTTCGCCGATTGCGCTCAATACCTCTCGAATCAAATCTGGATAGTTCATCATTCGACCCCCACGATCTTGTGCGTCTGGAGGGAGAGCCGCCATTCGGGGTTGCCATAGATTCGACAGACCGTGGCCCGGAGATTCCCCTCGTAGTTTTGATCCATGACAGGCTGGAGATACTTGCGCTTGCAGGGAAACGAGCCAAACTCTTCGAGAGTCACACCCGGATCAGAGAGCGGATAAAGAAGCTTCAGGTCGTCGCAGCTTTCCAGCGCGGTGGCATCGCGCAGTTGCTTGGGGCTCATGGTGATGTGGTCGATGAGATCACGAAGATCGCCGATCGCGCGCGACCCGTTGGTCTCAAGATGGATTTCGTAACCCTCGCGCTTGAGTTCTCGGAGGAGTTCGCCGTCGAGTTGCAGCGTGGGTTCGCCCCCCGTAATAACAACGCGCCTTGGACCGTGGAGAGCGCCGAGCTTGTGCAGGATTTGAGCGGCGGTCA